GGGCGGGCGGGACTTCGGGTCTGCTCAAGCAGGGCAAGACGCACCGTGCCAACGGGCAACCGATTCAGATCCGCCTGGTGGATCAGGTTCTGAACCCAAGACTGTGGCCCACCCCGGCAGCCCGGGACTACAAGGGAGCCAATGGTTTCGAGACAACCCAACGCAAGATCGGCGAGGGCAAGCGGGCACAGATGGGGCAACTTCCCAATGCAGTCCAACAGGAATTGGGTCGCCCGATTGGTGGAACCCTGAACCCGAATTGGACAGAGTGGTTGATGGGGTGGCCGCCCGGGTGGACAGACTTAAAGCCATTGGCAACGGACAAGTACCCCTCTGTGCCGCAACAGCATGGAGAGAACTCAATAGCAGATCATGGGACTGAACCTTAGACCATATCAAGAGCAAACCCTTGAGGCTCTCCGACAGGGCTTCGCGCAGGGCAAGCGCAGTCAGATCCTCTACGCCCCAACTGGCGCAGGGAAAACAGAGATGGCGATTGCTCTGCTTAACGCGACAAAAATCAAGGGCAACAAGGCCGCGATGCTGCTTGACCGCATCATCCTTTGCGACCAAACGAGCCAACGCCTAGAGCGGTACTCCATCGATCATGGGGTGCTGCAATCAGGGCATTGGAGATATCGTCCTTACGAGAACATCCAAGTCTGCTCGGCTCAGACCCTTGAGCGGCGCGGCTCTTTCCCCGGGCTGAACCTTCTCATCGTGGACGAGGCCCACCAAACCCGGGAGCAGACAGTCGAGTTCATCAAGGCCAACCCCGATGTCCGGGTGATCGGTCTGACCGCCACCCCTTTCACCAAGGGACTCGGCAAGATTTACGAGAATGTTATCTCGACAGTCACCACCAAAGATTTGGTGGAGCAGAAGGTCTTGGTTCCCCTTCGCGTGTTCATCTCAAAGGAGATCAACATGGAGGGTGCGAAGAAGGTTGCTGGTGAATGGTCGCAGGATGAGGTCACCAAGCGGGGCATGGTCATCACCGGGGACATCGTTGCCGAGTGGGTGAAGAAGACGCACGAGATCTTTGGCAAGCCAGTCAAGACCATCGTCTTCTGTGCAGGGGTAGATCACGGCACAGACCTGATGCGGAAGTTCGCAGAGCAGGGCTACAACTTCATATCCATTTCGTACAAGGACGACGACCAGTTCAAGCGCGATGTAATCGAGGATTTCAGCAAGCCCGACACAGAGATTCACGGACTGATTGCCACCGACATCCTGACCAAAGGCTTCGATGTTCCCGATGTCCTGATTGGTATCTCTGCTCGGCCTTTCTCAAAGTCTCTGTCCTCTCACATCCAACAGATGGGCCGGATCATGCGCGGCTCACCCGGGAAAGAGTTCGCGGTTTGGCTCGACCACTCCGGCAACTACCTTCGATTCCGAGATGATTGGGAGGAGATCTTCCAAAACGGTGTCCATGAGTTGGATGACGGCAAGGAGAAGGCCAAGAAGGAACCCTCCGAGAAGGAGAAGAAAGACTCCACTTGCCCCGTGTGCGAGGCTTTGTGGCCGAGTGGGTCGGACACTTGCACCAATTGCGGCCATGTGCGGGAGAAGAAGTCTCAGGTTGTGTCTGTGCCTGGTGAGATGGAAGAACTCGGCGCGATGCAATCTCATGCGACCAAGCAGGACTGGTGGTCGATGCTCAACTGGTACATCCAGTATCAGGGATGGTCGAACGGGCGTGCTGCTCACACCTACCGGGAGAAGTTTGGCGTGTGGCCTAGAGGTCTTCACTCTCATCCCAAAGCACCCTCTCCCGAGATTGAGAAGTTCATCAAGCAAAGGCTTCGCGCCTACATCAACAGGATCAAGAAGGGTTACTGATGGAGTTCGTTCAGTTCTGCCGTGCCCACGGCATCCTGATTGACAGCGTGCCCCCCTTGGGGGTTTGGAAGCGATTCCCAACAGACGATCACCCGCACAAGCGCAACGGCGCGGTCAAGTTCATGGGCGATCATGGCTTCGTGCAGAACCATGCTACGCAGACAGAAGTTTCTGTATGGAAGTCGGATAAGCCCACCACTTTCGATCCTGAGAAACTGGCTCGCGTGGTTCAGAAGGCGCAGGACGATACCGAGCGGCGGCAGCGGGAAGCGGCACAGAAAGCCCAGTTCATCATGGACAGGTGCGATCAAGCCCGACATGACTACCTCAAGGCCAAGGGTTTCGAGGATCAGATCGGCTTCGTATTACCCGCCGATGGCAAGCAAACCTTGGTGATCCCCATGCGGGTTGCCGGGAAGTTGGTCGGTTGCCAGTTGATCGATCAGGAGGGCGGCAAGAAGTTTCTGTTCGGGCAACGGACTTCACAGGCTGAGTTCGTCTTCGACAACAAGGGGCCGCACATCTACTGCGAGGGCTACGCCACGGCACTTTCAATCCGCGCTGCTCTGAAGTCTCTGAAGAAGCAGTACACCCTCCATGTCTGCTTCTCGGCAGGGAACATGGAAAAAGTCGCGTTAGTGCACGGCCCGGGCTTTGTGGTAGCGGACAACGACGAAAGCAAAACAGGGGAAGAATCCGCGAAACGGATTGGCTTCCCCTATTTCTTGCCCCCCACAGTCGGGCACGATTTCAACGATATGCAGAGAGAAGTTGGCCTACTCAGGTCTGCGATGGCGTTGGACAAACTACTGCGGACGCGGAAGGTAGGCTAGAGGCTCGACCTTCACCCTTTCCGGGTTGTGCATCTCACAGTCAAGCACTCTGCCCAGCAACTCCATGCCGAGGGTGTAAGAGTTCATTCCCGGCCCGTAGTGGTCTGCTTGGATGCGAAGGTGTCCCTTCTCATCTTCGTAGATGTAGATGCCGAAGAAGGTTTTGGATTTATCCATCGAACCCATGATACTCCCGCATCGGGTCTAACTCCAACTCCGCCTGGAGTTTGCATTCATCCACCTCCCGTGGGGTGAGGGCGCTTTCCAACACTTTGGACAGACGGACTGCTGCCACCATGTCCTCATGCGTCCGCGCTCTGGCTCCCATGAGGTAGGCCGAGACAAGGGCTTGCTTCTTATCCGGCTTCATTTTCTACCTCTTGAATCAACTCAAGTTCCCAACAGGCATCGTTGATATCGGCGCGGTTATGCTCGATTTCCTGCCATGCCTTCTCATCGGCCTCCTCTTTCGAGTTGGCCTCCACGGTAACGGTGATGTATGAGGTGCGGCGGTATTCCACTTCGTAGGTTTTCATGCTGTTGCTCCTTTTGCCAATGCTTCCGGCAATTCCACTTCATTACCCATCACCGACCCCACATAGCACCGCATGGCGGCGACTAGGGGAGTGAATCCTTGTTCTCCCCATACACCCAATTTTTCGGCTCGCCATATTTGGAACCCGTTGATTTCGTGCCCAATGAAAGATAGGTCGATCTTTTCCCGCTCAATGATCGGCCCGACCATCGACCAGTTTGCAATCGGGTGAAAGTTGCTCAACCGCATGACCCGCATGGATGTAGCGTTGATCACCTGCCTCATCGCTTTCGGATCGGGTCGGGCTAACCACACTACGCCCTTTTCGTCGGCCTTCCACTTCCATCCGAAGCACATTGCCACCGCCCAGTTGAGGGCAGCGCCGTTCAGTTCTCCCGGCTTGATCTTCATGCTGTTGCTCCTTCTGCCAGTTCATCAGGCACATTTACCTCGTCGCCCAAGCGCGAGGCTACATAGCACCGCATGGCGGCGACCAAGGGCGTGGGGCCTGAAACGGGACGATGCGGATCGGACTCAGGGCCTGCCCACCAATTACCCGTGTGGCTTCTGTGAAGTCGGATCCCCTCCCGCTCAATGATCGGGCCACCCCACGCCCAATCTGTTGAGTATTGGTACAGCGTCGAATCCAACAGCGTGTCCTCACACTTCGCCACCAGCCAATCAAGAGCGGCTTCGTTCAGTTCGTTGGTCTTAATCTTCATGCTTCTTCTCCCGTTACATCCTCAACGGATTCGATGCCCCATTTGGCGTGGAGGTTTGTGCCCCAACTTCCATCGGAAGTCACCTCCTCCCATGCTTTATCTTTAGCCTCCTCCTGCGACTCGGCCTCGACGGTCACGGTCACATATGAAGTTCGGCACATTTCCACTTCGTATAGTTTCATGGTGCTTCTCCTGCGTTGAAGGTGATGATTCCCTTGTACAACTCGGGAATGACATAGGTGTCGTATGCGCCAGTAATCGCACGCTCACCATCCTTGATGGCGGCATCCGCATAGGCATATTGCGCGATGAAGTCAACAGTTTGGAAGTCGGTGCGATGAATCCCGCCCTCCTCATAGGTTGCGGCATCACCAATGATCAATGTGTATTTCATTTGTTTACCCATTTGTTGTAGAACTGTGTGAACAGATCCGGAAACGCGGCCCGTAGTCGTGCCCGGTTCTGAGGATCGGCTGCGATATACGCATCGCCAATGGCGGCGGCAAAACTTCCACCTTCTTCCATCATCCACGCCGCGTGTAGGTAGTCGTTATCGTTGCTGGGCCGCAGAACCAGTTGCACCAGGTTGTCTTTCATCTTTTGCTCCATCGTTGAATGTCCCCATTGCTCGGTCAATCTCGCCCTGTTCAAACCCACGCCAATACTGGCGCAGTTCTTCACCCCTGTAGGTAGGGTCGGGCGCGATATCCCCAAAGTGATATCCGGCTAGGTAGCCTTGTTTGTATGCGCTCATGGTCAATACAGACAGATTTGGTATGAGGAAAAGTTGGCGCGATAGGTTACGGTCTTATCGTCTTCTTGTATCTTTCTCCCCGCGTCCTTGCACATCTCAATGTTCTGATCCTCAATCGGTTTCAAGTCTTCATCCGTGTAGGAAAAGTCCAATACTTTCTTGCTTGTCTTATCCAAAGTAACTACCCCGTTACCGCATCCGCGATACTTGTGGTCGAGGTTACTGGGGATTCGATAGGTCGGCGCTCCAAGTTTTGTCATCATTGCAATAGAAAATTCTTCATGTGTGCAGGGCTTGCCATCCAGTAGCAACTCCCACGAAAGATAGCCAGTTGCTTCATCATCCAAACAGTCGCGGGTTACACGGCCTTCATGGAATGCATAGACGATGGTTTCCCCTTCCAATCCCATGTATTCCTCTGCTTCTTCGGGCACGAAGAAACTGCCGCAGGGTATCCATTCAGACCCCACGAAAATGGAACTCTTGTATATCTCAAGGGGAAAGTCTTTCGACTCCCCTCCCTGATGAGTTATGCGAACAGTAAACATTGAGTCACCCCTTTTCAATGTATTGCTCGGGCTTCCTGTCGCCCACGCTCTACCAAATGTCGGGCTTGCGCCCGGTCTTCTATGGTTTCGGACTCCAACAAGGCGCGGATCTCCGCTGCCACCGACCTGGTGCTTGCTGGACTCCGGGCCTTCTCAAACCGATAGCCTAGGTCTAGGTACTTGTGTTCTGAATGCTTCACTTGATCACTCCAATCCACCATAGGAAAACTGGCAGGAAAACACACATGGCTAGGAACAATGCGCCGAGCAAATCCATAGCCCCTTTGCGTCGATCTTCTGTGCTCATGCGCCAACCTGATCGTTTAGGAATCGAATCCCTGCGCCGTATCGCCCGACAAGGTACATTCTTAGGGTCGGATCGAATGGCTTCTTGATAATGTGCCATTCGTCATCCTTATAGTCGTGTCCCGGGATTCTGTACACGGTTTTGCCCTTGCACAGGGATTTCTGCCGCTTGATTCGCAAGTGTTGATTCAGAAGGTTTCCGATAACCGTATCGGCTTCTTCCGGGATTGTTTTTTCTTCTCCGTTGTACTCATAACGGACAGGCGGCAAGGTGTTTGCATATTCGTTCAAAGTGTCTGCCAGTTCCCAAGGTTCGTAGTAATTACATCCGCCATGCCCGTCATTTTGGACAGTTCCGGCTTTCTTTCCGTCGATATAGACGGACGCTTGAAAGCAATCTGTTTCTTGGCTTGCAAACTCTGAATGCTTTACATTTTTCAATTCGATTTTCATAGCTACTCTCCTTTAATGTTTATTTGCGTGGCCCGAAACTACGGGTTTCATCGGTTGCCATTGTCAGTTCTAACGCTGTTGCGTTTGGGTTATCAAGATACATAAACAACTCAATGACCCGTTGTTTTACATGGGGCAATTCTTCTTCTGAAAATGTCTTGCTCGGGTTATCGTCAAAGTCAAACAGCAAACCGATATCCTCCAAACAGAAAATGAAATTCTCCGCATCATCCTGAGAATTTATAGGTTTCGCTAGAAATTCAAGTTCCGGCTTCATCTTTACTGGCCTCCGTTTGTGAAACTAGATTCTTTCCGTTATCCCCTGCCCATGCATCATCTAGCGAAGGGTAAATGATCACCCTCGGATTCTCATCATGCACGGGGCCTGAGATAGTCGCGACAATGGTTCGTCCGTCTGATAGGACGATTACATGGCAGAAACACTCTCCGCCGAAGTCACCGATTTCGACACTTTTTATTTCTGCTGCGGGTTCGGAAAATTCCCAAGAATCTGCTGGAACCCCGTGGAATAGTTCCACAAGGGTATTCCCGTCCGCTATCGTGTAGGTTGTACTCATCATTAAATCCCCATAGCGGCATCCTCTACCGCGTTAACTAGCCCGTCAAAATCTTCGCTCGGCCCAAGTAAATCCGCCAGTGCGAAAACGATCTCAGGGTCAACCCCGCAACAGTCCGCTAGGTCTAGCAAATACTCGCGGCGGGAATCGAAACCGTGTTCCTGATAGATACTCATTTTTTACCCCTTAGTGTTTCGGATAGGACACATTTTTGATATCGCGATTCCAACAATCGCGGCACTCTCCGCACTTCCCGCCGCGCGTGTATGCTTCACACTCCGACCCGATGGGCGCATGGGCTTTGTGTACGGTAGAAGTGTTCCCGTCATATGCGGGAGGGTTCCCGTCTATCATTGCGCCCGACAGTCGGACGCATAGGTTTGGCGGGAAGTCTCCGAACACTTCGCGGTAGCGGTACACCAAACCCTTTTCTTTTGTAGGTAGCCAAAACGCCACACTAGGCAAAGATTCCGCGATTCGGACAATGTCTAGTAGGTGTTGGAAGGACTGCAAATCTCCCGCATCGTGCCAACGGAAATAAGTTTCACCCGAGCGGCGGATTAGGAACACCATAGAGTCCGCCCACGATATGGACGACAGGCCCGAAAACCGTTTTTCGTGCGCGGCTTGGACTGACGGGTAAGAGTAGTTATCCCGCATGGCGTAACAATCGGCACAAACGGAACCCGGAATCAGGGCTAGCTTTCCGCCAACATGGCATTTCTTCGCGGATATGCCATAGGCAAGCCCGGGCATTTTTGACGGTTTGCCTAGACTGCCAGTAATGGATTCCGCTCGGGCTTTGTTCAGTCTGCGCGGCGGAATCGCGAACAATATGGTTTGCATGGTTACTCTCCCAGTAGTTTGGAACACGCGTTTTCGTATATTTCCCTTCCGTTTTCCGTTAGGGTTTCTACACTCAAAAAGGGTGACGGTTTGAAATAGCGATACATCCGCGAGAGTCGCGCATACTCTCGCGAAAATTGCCCTCCGTGACAATGGCAAAGGGCTAGAAACCATCCTTCTACGATATCGAGTCTGTCAAAATGCATGGCTACTCTCCGGTTTTGTGATTAGCGGCGGATAAATCGAGCGGCTTGCATGGCCAGTCGCCAGTAGCGCCGTTGGTGTTGCGTGTTCTTAAGGGAAAAATGAAGGGTTCGCTCTGTCCATTCACCCGTCACATAGTTTTGCTCCGGCTCCGTGGATAGCCATTCAAAGGGTTCACCCCTTGGGTGCGAACACGAAGGGATAGGGTGTTGGCGCATAAGGCGGACTAGTTCCGTGAATGTGACGGGTTCGTCTACTATCAATTGCTCGGTTTCTCCGTCCGGGCAATAGTCGTCTTCGTCGTCCGCAGGGCCGGGATAAGTCGTTTCATAGAGACTAATCAGAATCATTTTGTGGCTCCGGGTTGTGTGTCTTCGTCCATCATTTCCGCGAGAGCGCATCGGGCTATGTCGCGCATGACGAAACCGATTTGATTTTCGTGACAAGACCAATCGTCAAAACTGGCTAGGTCTTGGAGTGCCGCCAGTAAATCAGGCGCGGCGGCAATCAGTCGCGCATTTGCGGCATGGTTCTCTGCGCCATCCCACGAATCCATTGATGCAATCCAATGGTTTTGAGGGATGCTACGGATGGTCTTCGTGGACTCTTCGAATCGCCAAGGGCTGTAGGTTTGCATGGTTTCTCTCCGGGTTAGGCATGGAAACGGGAAAGGCGGCGGACAAACGCGTCACGGTTTGTGTGCGTTTCTTTGATGCGGTAGGCGACTCCGGCGGACTGAAGTGCGCGGATGTACAACCCTGCGTCGCAGTCTTCCTCTAGCCATACCGTATCGCCATCGCGGTATGAGTAGGCGGAAATTTTTTCTGTCAGTCCGTAGGCACGAAGGGACTGAATGTCGGCGGCAATCCAACCGTGGGCCGGATCCTGTAGGTAGTCAAGGGTAAGCATAGAGACACTCCATGTAGGTGATAGGACAGTCGCCATCCTATGTGTTGCACAGAGTGTGTCCAATTGATTGTTCTAATGGGCGCCTGGTAGTCGATAGGCTGGGGCTATGCGCGCTGGGGGCGTGTTGCTTGATGTTCCGGCTTTGTTCCCCTATGATGAGGGCCGGATCCAACGCAAGCCCGAAGGGCAACAGTCCTACATGAGCAAACTAACCCGTAAGCAAATAAGGGAAGGTCTAGAGACAGTCCCTATGGAAGCAATCCTAGGTAAAGGCGTTTCAAGCCAGTTGACCGCTAAGCAAAAGAGGTTCGCTATGGAAGTGGCACAAGGATCCACCAAAGCAGACGCCTACAGGAAAGCATACAAGGCCAACCCTGCGCCATCTTCCCTTGTGGCAGACCCTTACCGCATAGCCGCTAATCCTAGGGTTCGTGCAGAGATCGAAGCATACGAAGCCGCAATAGAAGCCGCGAGATACCGAACCCCTGCCGCTCTAAGAGAATTGGTAATCCAATCCCTAGTTTCTGTGGTGATTAACCCTGAAACGAAAGATAGTGTGAAGGTAGCGGCGGCAAAGGTATTAGGAACCGTGACGGAAGTCGCGGCATTTACCGAACGAAAAGAAATCAAAACGATATCCAGTAGCGCGGATGCAAAGGCCAATGTAATGTCAGAACTAAAACGATTGATTAGAGACAATGCAGAGGACGCAACAATAGTGGAATCGCAGGCGGCTGATCTACTGGCGGAACTATCGGCGGAATCAGGGCCGGGCATTGTGGAAACGGCGGCGGCAGACCCCCACCCAGCCCCCACCCCCGCGCCTGACGCAGCGGAGTCCCAGGTCATTGGACATACTATCCCACACGAAGTGTCACCTCCCCCGTCCATTTCCCCCGATAACGACCCTCCCACCCCTTTAGATGGGAAGACCCCCCCGTCATCTTTTTGAACCGGTACCATAGATGGGGGTGGTAACGTTACCACATGACATAAAGTGCTTTAAGAAACGCTCGTAAGTCCTTGATTTTCCGT